ATAAGCCATTGGCAACATTCAACATGCGGGTGTATATTTCTGTGAGATCGGTTATGCCTGCTCCAGCAGCAGTGACTATGGTGTTAATGGCAGTGTTGACCGTAGCTAAATTTGAAGACACCACTGTGTCATTCACAGCCAAGCCCATGAAATCAAAATATGTTATGCTATCATATTCTCCGGTACCTGTGGCAATGCTGTTCTGAATAATGGTGTTTACATTGTTGGTGACCGGCGTGGTCTGTGCTTCAATTGAGCCTAGGCCTTGCATGGTCTGCAAATTGGGCAACTCAACCGGTTGCCAAAAGTTAGTGTTGTTGATGTCCGTGCCAGTGGGCACTGTGGTCAAGCTTTGATAGTAGCTGGGTGTTGTGGCAGTTGCTACACTGACCACAGTGTTGGGCAGATATTCTTGATCTGGGCTCCACACACGATCAGTTGAAGCCGCTACAGCCTCGGCCAGTTCTGGCCAGGTTGTGTTGGCAATGCCGGGAATGTTTTGCAGTGACACCTGAATGGCTTTGTTGGCAGTGGCAGTGCCTTGTGGAATAATTTTGCCAAGTTCATCGCAGCCCGACAGCGAAGGCAAATATGAATCTACCACAGGCTGTACACTAGAATTCACATTGCCAGCGGGATCAAAAATGAATAGATTTCCATTGGGACTGGGTGTCAACAAGGTGTCATAGCTCAACGGAAACATTTTTACTGGATCCAGCAGTTGATTGAGACTGGTGATATTGGGTGTGGTAACTCCCAGTATCTGTAGAATCTGTGCAAGATCATCGCCGGTCACAGTGGTCATGGCCTGGTATGCCACTTTTTGCAATCGGTCAAAGTCATTGGGCAATAGGCCATCCTGATTGAAAAGACTGTAGCGATTGTCTGTCACAAGATCTGTGATGTCCAATAGATTGGCACCTTCAGTGACCATAGCAGCTTCTATCACCGGTAGTGTGCGTCCTTGAATCTTGGCTTCGGCCGAAATCTGTTGCAACAACGCCGCTGGAGTGCCATACAGATCTAGATTGGCTGTGTTTACCAACCGACCTTGTCTGGCCAGATCATATCCAAAGCGATCAAACACTGGATTGACATTGCTGATGTTGGCAGTGGTCAATGCATCCATGCTACCAAATGTAGGACCAAGATAGCCGTTGGCGTTCTCGTTGGCAAAAATCACCTGATTGGTACTGGTGATAAACCCATTCACCACGGCGAATATCTGTGCAAACACACTGTAGTCCGGTGTTTGGTTAGGGTAAGGGCCTAGACCTCGATAAAGACCTGCCAACTGATTGATGTAGTCCACAAACAACGGCGCCTGGTCGTAATAGGTTGTCAGGATACTGTTCGGTCCGTCTGGGCTACTGGTGAGCCAACGTCCAGTGCCGCCGGTGCCTGACAAAAATCTTAACACACCAATGGTATTCGAACTTATCCAGGCACCTGGTGTAGAAAGACCCACAGCAATTGTGTCGCTCAGTGACGATGTAAAATTGGCAAGATAATTGTTTAAGGCAGTTTCAAGTGCCGTGTTAGCCATTTTCAGCCCTGAGCTGTTAATCATGTTGGCCGCCAAGGTCAACTGTAGTGGCGTGTATGAACTGATGGCCATTAGTTTACTCTAACATTGGGGCTGCCACCGGATCTAGCATGGCCACAACTGTCGCTGTCACCGGTGCGTGTGACCGGAATATTGCCAGCCCGAACATTGGGACTGGCAACAGACACTCGTGCTGAACAATGTGCTCCGCATCTACGACGACCGCAACAGGGATGAGGTGTGACAGAGTTGCCCTTGACAGCAATAGGACGATTGTTTACTCGCACCGAAGACACACCACCGGTAACCACTCCCCCGGCTGAGTCGGCATCCCCCACTCGCTGTGCTGCTGGCATATTATCCCAAGATCAGTTTCTTTTCAGGCACTGTGATACCTGTGGTGGCCTGTACATATTTCATGCGTACTTCTTCGTCGGTGATGACAAACAGGCTCACGCTGTTGATATTTAGTGATGCATTTTCGTGGCGATCGCCTGTGAACAAACTGGGCACCAGGCCAATGCCCTGTGGTCCTGGAGCCACACTCACAGGTTCGTTGAGTTGCACTGAGTATTCGTTCTGTGATTCCACCTTGGCAATGAGTTCTTCACCACTGTTGAGTTTGAAGGTATAGACTTTGCCAATTTCAAGAGCCAATTTCATGAGTTTCCTTTGAGAAGTTTTTGTCGTAGTTCCTGAAATCCACCCACATGGCTGTCATCCAGAAAAATTTGTGGCAGAGTCCGCGCCGTGGGCACTGCTTCTAGTAATTGTTGTTTTGTCCAATCCTGTGAAATATTGCGTTCTTCGTATTCAATACCTCGGCTCTCCAGGAGAGCCTTGGCCTGGACGCAGAATGGACATGCGTCCTTGGACCACACTATTGCTTTCATTGTTTCCTCTATTATAGATCTGGTAGTGCATCATAGTCAAGGCTGTCGCTCATGACTCCGATAACATAGTTAGTTGATTCGCTCTCTTGCAGCGCAGTTTGTTTCTTGTGAGTGTCCACGTGCTTGTTGAACCAAGGAATGGGTGTGGTTCTTGGAGCCGGATTCCAGTACTTGATACCAATTTCTTTCAGGGCACTGACTGCGGTGTAGTCCACAAAGTCTTTGAGAATGTTGGCGTTGAGGCCAATCACTGGTCCACGAGAGAACAAATAATCTGCCCAGTCTTTTTCTTCGCGAATAACATCGGTGTAGATCTGCATGACTTCGTTTTCACACTGGTCCTTGGCTGCAGCAAATCGTGCATCTTCTTTCACAACCTGATTGATGATCCAGCCAGTCCAATCACGGTGCAGTATTTCGTCTTGAAGGATCAAGCTGATAATGTTGCCATTGCCGATAAAGATCTTGTTCTCTACCATGGCCAGGCTTGTGGCAAACGATACCATGAAGCGGAAGGCTTCCAAGGCATAGCTAGCATGCAAGGCTAGATAGATTGCTTTGACATGTTCTTCTTCAGTGACGGTGTCGCCTATCTCTTTCCGGCAATTGATTTGATGTAACCTGTCATAGTAAGCACCAACACTGCTTGCCATGTCTACGATTTCTTGTGTGTCATGGATAGTGTTGAACACTTCCTTGGGCACGTTGTAGATGTTGCGAATGATGTGGCTATAACTGCGACTGTGAATGTTTGTTTCAAAGAATGTCCAGTTGTAGACCAAGGCTTCAAGTTCAGGCAAGCTTACCACAGGAGTAAAGATCTGACTTGGTCCGCGACCTTGCAGACTGTCCAGTGCTGTCTGACGTAGAAGGTTGCTGGTAAAGATGTGACGCACAGTTTCTGACGCATCCTTGAAGTCAGCAGCATCTTTGGTGAGATTTATTTCCTCAGGCACCCAAAAGAAGCCACGAGCTTCTTGTTCAAATTTCACTACCTTGTTGTACTTGACTTCTTCAAAACGCTGTATGGTGACAGGACCGGCAGGATCCAAAAACATCTTGCGGCTGAGATAATCGGTGCGATTGCTAAGATTGTATTGTGCTTGACTCATGATATATTTTAGTTGTAATTATACAGCAAACCGCCATCTTTTGTGCGGTGAGTTATTCCAATTGATGCATTGGGTCGAACAGCCATCACTGCACACACAGCCGGTCCCCAATGTCCTGTGTCCAATGTAAGACGGTGTTTACCGTGAGCCATGCCCATTCTAGGAACCAGTAACACAGTTTGTTGTTTAAAATGTTCGGTATCTATTTCCAGATATATGTGGTCACTGTTCCAGTCTATGGACTTTTCGCGAGTTCCATCAGCGTCCTGAGTAGTGATGGTTCCTGCTGTCACGTCCAACTGATATCCAGCTATCACTGTGGCACGCTCGTGGGTCAGCCTTTGCCAGGGGATGTATCCCCAAGCAGTTTCCACACCTGTGCCAAGACGGTGTATGTCCGGCGGCAGTGTGTCAAACTCAGGTCCGTTGTCAAATGCCAACCCTGCTACCAGCCGTTGAAAATCAGGGTCAATGTCAACGCCAGGATAAAAACTGATATTTTGTTTGTTGCCTGTCACGGCCTGATAGGCAAAACTGTCACTGACTGGCAAAGCGTAGATTTCTACCCAGTAAATGTTGGGTAAAAATTCTTTCCCAGGCTCACGGGGCAGGCTGTTCCACAATGACTCGCCCCAGAGATTTCCATTCACAGTTTCTGAAAACAACACACGATCCTCTTCGCTGTCCTGATGTTGATAGGTAGCATTTCTCAACTCAATTCTGTCTTGAAGCTTTAGAGTTTGAATGATGTACTGACCCAGTTGATAACGATCGGCATTGTTTTCATAAGCCACAACGTGCCTAGCTCCATGCTTCAAAGCCAGCATAGTCAACAAACCAGTTCCAAAGCCAATGTCAATGCAGTTTCTGTCACGCACATGTTCAGCCATGATACAATCATAAAACTGATTGCGCACATGATCATTGATCATGGGCCACGAAACACCATCATGATGCTGCCAATTTATATGTGTGAACAATGTTTTGGGGTGTTGATAGTCCAGAGGTTTGGCTATGTCAGCAAGATTTTGACCTGATATCACAGCTTGCATGCCTCACAATCCTCTTCCAACATGGGTTCCAGCGCCAAGGGTGTTTCTTGGGTGTCTACCTGTTTCACACCCTGCTTGTTGATCAGGCTGTAGTAAAAGGTTTTCAATCCCCAACGATGGGCCTGCATGAGATTGGCAGCAATCAATGTGGTTGGAACTTTGCGCTCTGAAAAATGCGCTGGATTATAAAACGTGTTGGTACTGATGCTTTGATCCACATAGGCTGCCAACACCGCTGCGGTCTTGATATAACCTATGCAGTCAGTCTGTTCCCACATCAACTGATAACGATTACGCAGTCGCTGATATTCAGGAACCACTTGTGTGAATGATCCGGCCTTGCTTTCTTTCACTGTGATCAAGCTCATGGGCATTTCAATGCCATTGGTTGAATTGATCACCACTGAACTGGATTCCACGGGTGCAATGGCCATCAAGGTAGCATTGCGTACACCATGCTGTTTCATGTTGGTACGCAGAGTTTCCCAATCCAGTTCTGGCACAAAGTCTGTGAGCTCATTCACGGCCTGCGCTCGTCGCTCCCAGGGAAACACACCACGGCCGTACCAGGTATGATCACTGTCTCGGCAGCGCCCACGTTCCTTGGCCAGTTCTACCGTGGCTTCAGTGAGATAGAAGGCCTGGTGCTCCATCCAAGTCTTGACTTCGGCCAGGGCATCGTCCTCACCGTAGTGTAGATCACGCTTGGCATGCCAGTAGGCCAAATTGGTTACACCAATACCCAAGGGCTGAATTTCTTCATTGCTGAGTTGACTCTGAATTGATAGGAAATCTTGATAGTCCAGTATGTTGCACAGACTGCGTTGTAAAATTCTGCAGGCACGGCGCATGTCTTCAGGATTACGGAACGCACCCCAGTTGATACTGCCCAGAGTGCAGAGTGCAATGCGACCTTCAGCATCGTCTAGGCGACGGAACGGGCGTGTGGGCAACAGAATTTCGCAGCAGAGATTGCTTTGATAGATTGTGTGATACTCAGGATCAAACGGACCTTGATTGATCACGTTGTCTATAAACACCAGATAGATGCGCCCAGTATCAGTGCGTTCTTTGAGAATGCCTGACTTGAATACTTCTTCTGCGCTCATGGTTTTCTTGCGTAAATCTTTTCTTTTCTCGTACTTTACGTAAAGTTCCTCGAATAACGCAGTGTCTTTATAGAAGGCTTCATATAGGTCGGGAACTTCGTTGGGGTCGAAGAACGTAATGTTTTCCTTGTTCTTAAAGCGACGCCAGAAGAATGCAGATAGCACGACACCATAATCCATGTGTCGTACCCGGGTCTCTTCAGTGCCTTGGTTGTTTTTGAGAACAATGAGGTCATCAAATTGATGATGCCATATGGGATAGAAAACCGTAGCCGAAGCATTTCTTATTCCTCCTTGACTACAACTGCGCAGGTCACCAAACCACTTCTTCAAGAATGGAATCATGCCTGTGTGCATGATTTCGCCACCGCGAATGGGCGAACCCAGGGGGCGTAGTCGACCAATCTCCAGACCAATGCCAGCACGTTTGCTGGCATACTTGGCCATCATTTCACCGCTAGCGAATATACTATCCAGGTCATCATCAGACCTAATAAGAACGCAAGAACTAAATTGTTTAGTCGGAGTGCCAAGACCAGCAAGCACAGGAGTAGCAAGAGTGAAAAGCCCATCACTAGCAGCATTGTAATATTCCTTGATATACTTCATGCGAGCCGAGTTTGGCTCTTCGCGGTGAAACACTGTGGCCGCAGCAATCATGTACCTGACCTGCGGTGTTTCGTAGATCTCCTTGGTGCTGCGATTGCGCACAAGATATTTTTCGATCAACTGTTCAATGGCAGCATAGCTGTACTGCTCGTCGCGCGAATGATCAATGATGTCATTCATGCGATTCCAGTCTTCTTCGCTGTACCACTCCAGGAGTTCAGGTGTATAAAGACCAACCTCCACATTTCGCCGTACAATGGCGTAGAGGTGAGGAGGTTGATATGAACCATAAACGTCCTTCCTCAACATGGAGAGACGCTGTTTGCCAGCCACGTGTTGATAATTGACATGGCCAACTTCAGGATTGGCTTCTACATCAATCAAGTCAACAATGGCTCGCAACGTGATGCCATCAATTTCGCGAGTACTGATGCCATCATAAAAATGCATTTGAGCCTTGATTTCGATCATGCTCTGACTTACGTCTGATGTGCCTTGGCACACTTTGGCAATTTGATTTTGCCATTTTTCTAGTGACAATGGCTCGCGGGCACCATTGCGTTTGACAACACTGATAGTTTTCATTGGTTTTTATTTTATTTTAGTTGGGCTAGGATTTGCTGCTGCGACACTGTGCGTCGTGTGTGAATTGGCCCTAGGTTGATATTTACGATGGATGACTGGTCCCAATTCAATATATATTTCTGTTGTTGCACCAGGACTAAATTGTGACTGCCATCATCAACCAAATGTGAATCCTCAAGATCTGCACGTTCTAGCATTGCCACAGTATACATGATTCCCAGCCCGCGAGCAACATCGCAGAACACATTGTCACTCAACAATTGCCAGGGATCTGGCCAAGTGGCCTGATCATCCCAGTGCAGATAGTAGGCAGACCAGGGAGTTTGAAACCACCATGCATTGATAGCAAGCAAGGCAGATTCGGCATCAAGATCTTGACACCGATGCCGAAGTTCAGCCCAGTCCGCAAGACGCTGAGCAAATGTTCTGGGCCACATCTAGCTGAGATGACTGATACTGTATTTTATTTCGCCGTCGCCTGCGCCGTTGGCAGTGTAGTTGATTGAAATTTGCGGTGTTGATATACTGCCGTTGTGGACCGCTTCCAGTGTTACCGCGGTGTTGCCATTGTCTACATAGTCATCCACCCAATTGAACCCAGTGCCGGCTGTGCCAATTTGGCCTGTGACCACTGTCATGCGACCAGTGCGCACCTTGTTGTTGCGTATGATTGTGTATTCAAACAAGAACGCTGGTATTTGACTATCTGAACATTTGATCACAGCCAGAGTGCCAACAGCACTGTCATCCACAATGATGTCTTCAATACCGGCCACTCGCTTGTAGGCACCCAACTCAATGATGTTGCTGCGAGTGTTGTCTACCGTATTGTTTTGGTACAGTTGAACAAAACGTTGGTTGCCGCCCAAGACCACAGCATCTGTGGTGTTGATGGCCACTCTGGCCCAGGTGTCAGCTGATGCGTTGCTGCGTTCAAATACATCACCCACACTGACATTGCGATTGGCATCAAGATCAATAATCACTGCCTGTGGGAAACCGTCGCCCAAGAAACCATTGCCCACATTATAAAAGGTGTTGTAAGCCGAAATGTTTCTGCTGACATTTTGAAACACAATACCTTCCAGCGCGATCTGATCAAACAGACTTTGCACAATTCTAGTGCCAGTGGGACCGCCATTGGTAGGGCTGCCACTGCCCAAAATTACACCCTGATTCAGAGTGTCAAAAGCCGAATTAACAAATGAAACATTTTCAATTTGTTCATCTGAAAAAACACCTATGCCAAAACCTGTGACATGACTGTTGTTGAACGTGACGTTTTTGCTGATCAACGTAGCCGAACTCAACAGCTCAACCCCGTAGGATCCCACAGGTGCCAAACTTATGCTAGAGGTAGTTTGTGGACCTTTTATAGTCACTGCATCAAAAAAACAGTTTTCTGCGTATTCTACCAAGAAGCCGTTATTGGTTTGATCACTTTCAAACTGCATGCCTGACACACGAATGTTGCCAGGTGTGAGCGCACCGTTGGTGCCAATGTTGACTCCGGTCTGCTGCAGGCTGTCGGTGGTGCGAGCAATGTAGCTGGGCAACGTGGTACTGGCCCAATATGTGTTGCTGGCTGGGGGTGTAGGCAAGGCCTCGCCTATAGGCACTGGAATCAGACTGCGGAAATAGTTTCCACCGTTCTCTACCAGCACGCCTTGCGCATAGGCCACAGTATTGGTCCAAGGCAGCACCTGGAATTTAAGGATGGTACTCTTGGCACCTTCGCCGTAAAGAGTGCAAAAGGGTGGAATCTCTATGGTGTCACTGATGATATAGGTGCCAGCCGGGAAAAACAGACTGCGTCTAATCTGTGGATTGACTTCACGGCAAAACATCTGGAACAGCGCACGATTGATGTCAGCAGTGACATCGGTTACTCCGTCGCCTGTGGCGCCAAAGTCTGTGATCACTGC